GCAAAGAGCAATTTGTATGATAAAAGACCTATGCTAGGAATAGTCAAATAACGTTGAACATCAACGCAATCTAATATAATCTGGAGATCTATGCTACAAAAGATAGGGTTTGCGCCTGGTATAAATAAACAAATCACTGCGACAGCCGCTGAAGGTCAGTGGATAGACTGTGATAATGTCCGTTTTAGGTATTCTACTCCTGAAAAAATAGGTGGTTGGAAGCAATTAGGAGCTGATAATATTACTGGTGCCGTTAGAGCTCTACACCAATTTACAAATAGTTTGGGGCGAAAATATTCTATCATAGGATCAAACAGAATATTATACGCTTATTCAGGTGGTGTGTTTTATGACATACACCCTATTAAATCTACGACAACGCTTACCAATGCATTTAGCACGACTAACGGATCAACAACTGTTACAATAAATTTTTCTACAGACCACGGGATCACAGCTGGTGATATTATATTATTAGATAACTTCTCAACTGCAACTAACTCTGATTATGCAGCAGCTAATTTTGATGACATAAGATTTATGGTAACAACAGTGCCATCATCAAATACTATTACGATTACAATGCCATCTGCTGAGTCAGGATCTGGAGCTAGCGAATCAGGCGGTATTAGAGTTCAACATTATTATAAAGTAGGACCTGATGTACAATCACAGGGTTTTGGTTGGTCACTTGGATCTTGGGGCGGAACTGAGGTTGGAGCTTTTACAACGGTTTTATCATCAGATATATCTGCAGCTGCTACAAGTATAACCTTAAATGATGCATCACAGTTTCCTAGTTCTGGAACAAACTTTATACAAATAGGAACAGAAGAAATATCTTACACAGGTATATCTACAAACACATTAACAGGTGTAACAAGAGGTGTAAGAAATACAACAGCAGCATCACACTCTGCTGGAGCTACAATAACAAACTCATCTAGTTTCGTAGCGTGGGGTGAGGCAGCATCAGGGGACTTAATCGTTGATCCTGGTATGTGGTCTATTGATAACTTCGGAGATAAAGCTATTTGTTTAATTGTAGATGGTGAGGTATTTGAATGGAACTCAGCAGCAACAGATGCGACAAACTCTAGAGCAACTATTATTACAGGTGCTCCAACTGCATCAAGACACATGTTAGTATCCACACCGGATAGACACTTAGTATTCTTTGGTACAGAAACAACGATTGGTACAAAGTCTACTCAAGATGATATGTTTATTCGATTCTCTGCAGTTGAGGATATCAACACGTACACACCTACAGCAACCAATGACGCTGGTACACAGAGACTGGCCGACGGATCACGGATCATGGGAGCCATCAGAGGTAGAGATGCAATTTATGTTTATACAGACACGGCCTTGTTCTTACAAAGATTTGTAGGTCAACCGTTTACATTTGCCTTTGTGCAAGTTGGAACTAACTGTGGATTGATTGGTAAAAACGCAGCAGTTGAGGTAGATGGTGCAGCTTACTGGTTATCTGAAAATGGTTTCTTTAAATATGCTGGTGCACTTGAAACATTACCATGTTTAGTAGAGGACTTTGTGTATGACGATATAAATTTAGACTCTGGTAATCAAATGATTTTTGCAGGTTTAAATAATTTGTTTGGTGAGATTATGTGGTTCTATCCAACAGCAAACTCTGCAGTTGTAAATAAAATGGTTTGTTATAACTATCAAGATTCATCACCACAAAGACCTGTATGGACAGTGGGCACATTAGCTAGAACAGCATGGGCTGACTCTGCAATCTTTGGTAAACCACATGCCATGGAATATGATGCGGATGGTGTTGAAGGTGCTACGTCCTCTACGTATGTACAAGGTAATACCGATGGCATTACAACATATTACCAACACGAAACAGGAACCGATCAAGTTAAAGGTGGAACAGTAACAGCGATTACAGCAAACATATTATCAGGAGACTTTGATATTACACAACAACTAGCAAGAGGACAGTTATCAGGCACACCAACATTTAGAGGAGATGGAGAGTTCTTAATGAAGATTAGAAGATTTGTGCCAGACTTTATATCTCAGACAGGAAACACAAGAGTAACTTTAAATTTAAAAAATTACTCTAATGATTCGGCAGCTAGTTCTTCACTTGGACCTTTTGATGTGAGTTCGTCTACAACTAAAGTAGATACAAGAGCTAGGGCTAGAGCTATAGCTTTAAAAGTAGAAAACACAAGCACAAGTCAAGATTGGAAATTAGGAACATTTAGATTAGATATACAACCAGACGGTAGAAGATAATGGCAAAGATAATACAAGTATTAACAAGACCTAGTGAGATATATAAACAATCTGTAGCAGATGCACAGGTTAGGGACCTTGACGGTGTTATACAAAAATTAAATACAACGTACCAACAAGAATTAAAAGATGAGATGGAAGCAGAAAGCTTCTTTATAAATTAATGGCAAATAGTTTTATAAATAAAAAGAATGATTTAACAACTACAGATCTAACAACTGTATATACAGTGCCTTCTTTTAAAACAGCTGTGGTTAAATCTATATTAGTATCAGATGATTCGGGATCTGGAACCACGATCACAGTGACGTTGGTAGACTCATCATCAAACATATTTAGTTTATTCAAAAGTAAATCAGTATCCGCTAATACCACGGTGGAGCTTTTAACTCAGCCTCTAGTTATGGAGGCTAGTGAAGTGTTAAAAGTACAAGCTGCCTATGCTAATAGGCTTCATGTGGTAGTTTCAATACTAGAAATAGAACCAAGAGAGGTAACAACATAATGCAAACAATAAAGCCAGAGAAGATAATAACAACCATATCTAACCTTAAAACAGGTGAGGTATATAAGACAGAGGACGAATGGAAGGCAAAAGGCGTACCAGAAGCAGAAATTAGAAGAGACGTTAAAGTAATTATGCCTTCGCTTGATTTGTTCCCTAAAACCAAGTAGTGTGGAAAAATGGCAATAACTAGATCACAAATAGCAAGACAATTACTAGCAGAAGGAGGAGCTCCTAGACAAGGTTTCCAAATGGGAAGTAATGTCGATGAGTTTCGTCAGCCTATTGCGTATGATGAGTTTCGTAGACCTATATTTTATGAGGATTTTCAAACTCAAAATCAATCTGACAATGATGAAGATGATAGGGGTATAGTAGATAGAGCAAGAGATTTTGTTAGTGGAAACAGACAAGGTATATTAGGTTCAGTACTTGGTAATGCTATATTTGGTTTACCTGGAGCAATCTTAGGCGGCTTTTTAGGAAGACGTAGGGATCAAGGATTTGGTATGTTTGAATCTGCTAGAGATAGAGATGCGCGAATCGCTCAAGAAACAATAGCTGAAAATTTTAGACAAAAACAAATGGCCGAAGAAGCGGCTAGACAATTAGCTAACAGAGAGACTGGATCAATTACAAGTGCTTTTGGTCAAATAATAGATCCTGGTGATTTAAGTGTTGGCTTTGATTCTGATACAGGTCAGTCTTTTTCTGAATATTCAGACCCAGGCACAGCTGCCTCATACGAAGGTAGTTTTGCTGACGGTGGAGATGTTAGACAAAGATACGGATTAGGTAAACTTGTTAAGAAAATAACTAGAACAGTTAAGAAGGTCGCAAAAAGCCCTATAGGTAAAGCTGCAATACTTGGAGCAACTCTAATACCTTTTGGAGCAACTAACGCAAGTTTAGCGCAAAGAGCTTTTGGTAGTTTAAATCTACCTTCATTCTTACAAGGAGATGCGGTTAAAAATTTTTTTATTAAAGATGGTGCACTAACTACTAAAGGAGCCATCACAGGCATATTAGGTGCTTCCACATTAGCGGGTATGACAGCTCCAAAAGAAGAAGAACAAGAATCTCTATCTCAAAGAATAGCTGATAGAACAGGTCTTGATATAGCTGCTATTAGAAAAGAGGTGCAAGATGCTTATGCAGCTGGTGATATTAGTGGTTTAAGAACTAAATATCCTTTCTTAATACCTACAAGAGCCGCAGCCGCTGAGGGTGGTATGATGGATCTTGGTGGTAATGAAATGGATCTTAGAGGTGGTGGCTTTGTGCCAATAGGTAAAAAAGAGAAGGCAGATGATGTGCCTGCTAGATTATCAAAGAATGAGTTCGTTTTCACGGCTGATGCAGTTAGAGCAGCAGGTGGAGGAAGTGTTGATAGAGGCGCAGATCTAATGTATAAGACAATGAAACAACTGGAGAATAAAGTAGCATAATGGCAATAACAGAATCACGTGTATTACCCCCACAGTTTATAGAAGATCTTGCAAAAGATTACGGTACACAATTAACAGCGTTAACAGCACAACCCATAGATACGTCTAGATTTGCACCAACAGTTGCAGCTCAAGACCCATTACAAACACAAGCAGCTACATTAGCATCATCAGGTATTGGTTCATTTCAACCTTTTATAACAGAAGCACAAACACAAGCCACAGCTGCTGGAACAGGAATCACAGGTGCCGAATCATTATTAGGTGCACCAACAACACAACAAATTACAGACTTCATGTCTCCGTATCAATCACAAGTTATTGATGCAACTCTTACAGAGTTTGACAGAAACAGAGCAATACAAGAACAACAAATTAAAGATCAACAAGCTAGACTAGGAGTTTTAGGTGCAGGTAGAGCAGGAGTACAACTTGCCGAGTTCGGAACGGGAGCAGATAGAGAAAGAGCTTTACTACAAGCAGGACTATTACAACAAGGTTTTAATCAAGCACAAGCTGCTAGACAACAAGACTTTACAAATAGACAAGCCTTAGCGAATCAAAGATTAGGTTTAGCAGGATTTCAAACAGGACTAGCTGGACAAGTTCCTGGTTTACAAAGAGCAGACATTAGTACTTTAGGATCAGTGGGCGCTATCCAACAAGCACAGGCACAAGCTCAAGCAGATGCTGCTAGAGAAACTGCAAGATTAGAAACTTTCGAACCGTTTGAAAGACTTGGAACATTTGGATCAGGTATCGCACAATTAATTAGTGGCTACCCAGGTAGAACACAATTTACATCTGTGCCTAATCCAACTCCATTACAAACAGCTCTTGGTGTAGGTTCTACATTAGCTGGAATATACGGAAACATAGTAGGACCAGTAAGAAGAAACTAATGAATAGAATATTAAAAAGACCAATGTTCAGAATGGGTGGTGGTGTTGAAACACAAGGCATTATGACTGGTGTTAGAGGCAGCTACCAAGATGGAGACGTTGTTAAAAAAGTACAAGATAGATTAAAACTAATAGATCAAATCGCACCACAACAAGGTAGAGGTTTTGGTTCGCAACCTTTAAATGATTTTCTAATTAACTTTGGTTTAAACTTAGCATCTACTCCACCAACAGGAAACATATTACAAACTGCAGCGGGTGCAGCAAAAGAACCATTTTCAATACTACAAGCACAGACAGCACAATCAAGATTATCAAGACAAGGTTTAGCACAAGATATTTTAAAAGATCTAACAGATGAAGATGTGGGTGCCATCGAACAAGAAATAGATTTAAGGATGAAAGAACTTGGTGAGGATAGAGAGACAGCATCTAAAACAGTATTAGATAGAAGAGCATTTGGTGTGTTAAATGAGCCAGGTGAATTAAGAAGAAAAGAAATAGATGCTAGATCTTTAGTTATACAAGATCAAAAAAGAGTATCAAAACCAGTAGCAGATAACGAAGCAGAGTTTGAAGTTGACTATCGTAAGTTTGAAAAGTCAAATCCTGAAACTAGCTTTGATATCAACGCTCCATTCTGGGCACCAAAAAGAAAAAAATACATTGAAGGATATACATATTTAGATCCTAGCAGCGGTAAATTTTTAAGAAGATCAAGTGGTGCTGCAGGTGACCCAAACAATCAAATCCCAGTAGGATTCGAAGACGTATCAGCTGATATAAAAAGACCGTAGGAGGAATAAATGGCAGTAAAAAGCTACAATCCTTACGAGTTAGATAAACCGGAGAATGAAACTGGTTTAGCAGTATCTATAGCATCAGGTATTGGATCTGGTTTAGTTAAGATACCATTAGGTTTAGTATCTGTTGCAGCAGAAATATATGATGCAACACAAGGTGAAGGTGTTCCATATAATGAAAGTGCTGTTGCAAGATTAGAAAATTTCATAGATGACAGTGTAGTAGGTCAAGTTGTTCAAGGTTTAGAAGACAGAGCAAGAGATACAGCTGCAGGTAAAATAACAGAGGCACTTGTACAACTAGGTATACCTGCTGCGAGAGGTGCAAAGATAGCTGGTAATATTGCAGCAAAAACTATCAAAGGTATTAAGAACGGTAATAGAGTTTCACTTAAAAATAAAAACTTAGCAAAAGGTATGCGAAAAGCAGACCAACTTAACAGAGGTGCTAGGTTAGGCCGATTCGCTGCCACAGCCACAGGTGGAGCTGCAGGAGCTTCTTTAGTTTATGATGTAGAGGATATAGGAACTTTTGGTGATGTCTTTGATCTAGGCACAGGATTAGATAGAGATGCAAAACGAGACACGGACGACGAAGCATTACGTAGATTAGAAAACAGAGCAAAATTTTTATTAGAAGGTGTAGCGATTGCACCTTTTGCTTATGGTGCTGGTAAAGTTGCTGGTTTATTAGCAGAGAAAGGTAAGAACTTAGCATTCAGTAATTCTACTTTTGAAAGATTAGTAGATAAATATATAGCTGCACCTTTCAGACCAAGAGGTAAAAAAACACAAGAATTATTTGAAGCACAAATGAAAGTAGAAGGTCAAGAAGGAGCTGCTGCCATTGTAGCAAAAGATTTACTAAGAGATGTAGACGAATCATTTAAAGGTATATTTAATAAATCAACAGATGTAGCTGCGAGAACAAAAAATACAGATGAGATTGTAACTAGAATGGACGAGTTATTAAAATCTGGTACAGACGCTGTTAAAAAAGTAGGTGGTAAAGATACATTTAAGTTTGTTAACTTTGGTAAAAAAGAATTAAAAGAGTTTTACAACTCACTAGACAATATTAAGATACCTAAAAAGCAACAACAAGAATTAGTATCAACATTAACTAATTCTAGAAATGCATTTAACGCATTAAAAACTAATTTATTACAAGGTGGTAATTTACAGAAAGGCAATAAAGAACTATCTGATTTTTTTAGTAATCGTTTGAGATATACAATGAGTAACGATTACAAAATATTTGAAAACAAAAAACTAATTAAAATAAATCAATACGTGCCAACCAACGAATCAAAAGAAAAAGTAGCACAACTATTTATTAATTACGCAAAAGCAAATAATACATCATTAACTAAAAAAGAAGCTTTACTAGAAGTAGATGACATACTTAAAACTGTTAAAATGGATAAAGTTACTAGATCTCCCGTGTTTAGGTTTGAAACTAAAAGTGCATTGTACGATGGTGCGACACAAGAAGTTAACATATCTAGAGCTATTAGTTTTAATAAGTTTGATAAGAAAGACTTAATTACAGGACAAAAAGATTTAAAAGCATTTAGAGAATTGTTTGGTGAGATAAAAGATGCAAGAAGAACAATTACAAACACAATGCAAAGTTTGTCATCAGTTGCAGCTAAAGATCAATTTTTTAATACAATACTAAGAAATGGTAAAATAGTTTTTGACACACCAAATGCAGTGTCTAGAAACTTACCTAATAGAGAACTTGGCACGAGAGCTAGAGAAGGTATGCAAATACCATCACCACTAGGTGAACAATTTTACACAAATCCACTTAACGGTAAATTTACAACACGAGAGTTTGAAGATGCAATAAAATTTGCAGAACAACTACCTGGTGAAAGTTTGATGAAGAATGCTATCTATAGATATTTAGTGGCAATACCAAAAGGATTAGCACAAGTATCTAAAACAGTTTTAGGACCATTTACACACATGCGTAACTTTACAAGTGCCGTAGCGTTTAGTTTAGGTACAGGTAATTTATTTAAAGATCCTAGATTTGTATTAAGTAATTTTAAAAAATCATTTAATACTATACAACCACAGTTGCTATACAGAAACTTACCAAAGGACCAAGCAGAATATAGATTCTTATTAGAAGAAGGTGTGGTAAATTCAAGTTCTACATTTCAAGACGTGCAAGGATTATTAAAAGATATTGCAAAAGGTGGAGATGTTATTGAAAGAGTATTTGGTAAACTTGGTAAAACCACTAATAAATTATTTAAAGGTGCGCAGGACTTGTACGTTGCAGAGGACGACTTTTATAAGATCTATAATTTCTATGCAGAGTTTGATAATTTAAAAAATGCTTTTAGAGGCACAAGACCAGACTTAGAATTAGCAAGAGAAGCTGCCAAGATAGTTAGAAACACGGTGCCTAACTATGCCTATGTATCTGACTTTGTAAAAGGTTTACGTAGATCACCACTTGGTAATTTCGTATCTTTTCCTGCAGAGATTATTAGAACATCTTTTAACATTGTTGAACAAGGTATAAAAGAAATGAAAAATCCTGCACTACGTAGCATCGGTGCAAGAAGATTAATTGGATACGGAACGGCTGTGTCTATCATACCTCCTGCAGTTACAGAAATATTTAGAGGCATCTATGGTTTTTCAAGAGATGAAGTTGCAGCCCTTAGAAGATTCTTACCAGAGTGGTCTAGAGAGTCTACAATCATACCAAACAAAGACAAAGACGGTAATTTATACTACACAGATTTTAGTCATGGTTTTGCCTACGATACGGTGGTCAACCCAATACAGTCTGTTATAGCAAATGTAGAGGGTAATGATGAAGAACCACTTATAAAAGGCATGGTAGAGGGGTCATACAAGGCCATAGGACGACTTGTAGAGCCGTTCATTAGCGAATCCATATGGATACAAGCATTACAAGATTTATACGCTAGAGGAGGCCGTACTGACACAGGATCACAAGTATGGAACCCGAGAGATCCAGCAGGTGATAAAATGTTTAAAGGTTTACGACATCTATCTGAAGCTCTTTTACCTTTATCAGCAGCTCAGTTAAGAAGATTAGGTTATGCAGCAGCTCTTGGAGAGGATCCTAAAACAGGTAGAGATTTAAGTTTTGCTGGTGAGTTAGCTGGTTTCTTTGGATTTAGAAATATTAAAATGGATATACCCGAATCACTTGGTTATAAAATTACAGGATACAGTAAAGCTTTACGTCAAAGTAGAGGATTCTTGCCTAGACCAAGAGGATCAAAAGACACAACACAAGAAAATATTTTAAAACGATTCGTTGAAGGAAATAGATCTTGGTTTAAAGCGTCTAGAGAAATGAACAAAGATATAGAAGCAATGCGAGATCTTGGTTACGATGATAAAGAAATAGGTCAAATATTTGACAAACGTAATTTATCAAAAGACTTCAACGCATTATCAAATGGTCAGTTTAAACCTTTTGATATACCTGATGGATTAGTAGAAGAATACATAAGAAACGCAGAAGAAAATGGTTACGATAACCCTATGACACCAGAGTTTTTCCAAGAACTTAATGAAATATTAAGAGAACTAAATCAACTATATTTAGATGATGTATTTCCAGACTTCTTTCGTGAGGCAGAATTACCAGGACCGATGGCTACAAATCCTATGCCTAACGTACAACCAACACAAGTTGCTCAAGCTCTGCCACAAACTGGTGGCTTGACACAAACCGAAGCTGCATTATTATCACCCGAAGAACAGATTATAAGACAAAGGACTAGAACTTAATGGCTATGGAACCCAAAACTACTAGAGAACATATTGTATCCCTGTATGGACACATATCAGGTGTTAAAAAGAACATTAATCATATGCATAAAGGTATTCACGAATTGGGTGGCAAGATAGACAAAATCTATTGGGTTCTTTTAGC